AACCTTCCCAAAGCGTCTGCGTGGTGATTTCGAAGTCGGGTGCGTCATTCGAACCACCTGCGGTGCAGTCGTTGTACTGATTCCAGATGTCGGTGATTTCCAAAGCGGTGGAAGTCGTGTCCACCTGTGCGTTCCAGTACGCGCTCGTGGCACCGTTGATGCCACCTACGCTCGTACCAGTTGCAACAAGTGCGGCCAGACCAAGGAAGTCCTTGCCACCGTTGCCAGTGCCGTCGCTCGTGAAGAACATCGTGTTGAACTCCTGAGCGGCAGTCTTCTCTGCCTGCTGAACCTTTGCCTTCAGCAAGTTGATTACCTGCTCCTTGCCACTGTTCTGCTCTTCCTCGATACCTGAGATTGCCACAGAAACGGCAGCCTGCTTCCACTGGTATTCAGCGGCAGTCATGCCCTCTTGCGGGGTCAGGTCAAGTGAGTCGTAGCGAGAGTACGTGGTGAAGGTGTTGTTCGCCTCGTAAACGAGAGGAACAACCAACGTCTCCCCCGAAACCTTCGTCTTGCGAGCCTTACGGTTCAGGTAGTCAAGCAAGGCGTAACGGCGGAAGATGTTGTCCGCCATGTTCGGAACGTACTTCTTCAGAGTCGTGGCAACAAGAGCGGTAGGAAAGTTGGGGTTGCTCATTTCTTTTCCTAGTGCTAGTTGTTATCAAGTCGTACCAAATACCTCATTGGCGATGTCTTCGAAACTCATTCCACTGTATCGAGCATCGTCATCAGAGGATGCTGGCGCGCTGTGACCACGAGAAACAGATTCGGCCTGCTTGCGCTTGGCGGCAAGCGCCTCGGCTTGCGCGGCAGCCTTCTCTGCGGCAGCCCTTTCGGCTGCGGCCTTCTCGTGTCCCTTCCGACCCTTCACCAAGAAATAACCCTCTTCGATGGTCAGTCCAACGCCCTTAGCGCCCATCTCTGCGATGAACGGCAGGACTTCTTCCGCATCGAAGTCGTCGTATCTTGATCTGACGTCAGCCACTTCGCGTCTGATTTCTTCCTCGACACGACGCAGTTGGAGTTGCTGAACTTCGTCGCGAAGACCAGCAATCTCGACTGCGTTGGGGTCAACGTCGTCAGGGTCGAAGTCGGGTTGATCCTTTGAAATCAACCTCAGTTCGACAGCCATGTCCCGCAACGTCCCCACAGGGTCGTTGCGAAGCATCTCTTGGAACCTTGCAGCCCATTCGGCCTGCTTCCTCACGTCCGCGACTTCTTGCGTCTTGCGCGTGTAGTCGCTCTGACGTAGGTAGCCGTCGCGAAGTTCCTTCAGGGAAACTTCGGTGCCGTTTACCTCTACGGTGTCTTCAAGCCGATCCTCCCACCACTGTGGAGTCGTTTCTTCAACGACTTCTTCTGTGAATGGTTCGGTTGTCGTCTCTAGTTCTGAAGCGGGTTCCGTTTCCGATTCGGTCAGGTTGTCGTCCGTAGACGGTTCTGTCCCCTCGGCTAGTTCGATGTCTGCCTGCTTCAAGGCATCATCGAACGTATCCATGATTGACATATCTGAGAGAGTCCATTCAGTCGGTTGTTCTCATTAGATAGGTGCCAAACGTTCAAACAGCCATCTCAGGTGGCTGTGGGGGCGCTCCTTCGGCCCCCATCTCGCCTTCCATGCCTGGTCCCATAGGCGGTCCGCCCATCATCGGCTGACCCGTCATCGGGTCAACCATCGGTGGCGGTGGTGGCGGCACGAGGAAGTCGTTGGCGTTCTTCACGCCGAAACCGTAGCGCAGCACATGTTCGGCCAACTTGCGCTTGTCGATGATTTCCTCGGGAACACCCGTCATCGGGTTGATGGTCGGCTGCATGAAAGGGGCCATGACGTCCATCATCTGCAACGCAGACTGACGACGGAACGTGTCATTCTGCGGTTGCGTCGAACCAGCCTCGATTTCGAAGTCGAACTCGCCCTGGATCGTGTCACGATCGAACTGAACCCACTTGACTTCACCCTGATCGTTGTGGACGCGGGCAACCTGCTCGACCGTCAGGTATTGCTGACCCAACTGGACGACGCGGCGCGCCACGCGCGCCAGTGCAATCTCGATCTGAGCCAACTTCTCGGCCGCGCGAGCGTTGGCGGCATCCTGAATGATGCCCGCCTCGGTCGCCGTACGCTTCATTTCAGGCATAGCACCCAACGCATAGTCGGAAACACCCGACACACGGGTCATGTCGTCCTGAATGACGGCCGACATCTGGAACGTTTGCTGAGGAATCGTCATTTCAGGCATCGGAATCAATGCCTGATTCAAGTTGTCGGGAGCGTTCGGCTCGGCAAGGATCATCTCGCCGTCCGTACGGCTCGCCATGCGCTCGATGTTCTCCTGATCGAACATTCCCTTGCGTGACACGTACTTACGTACGTGCCCCAACAGGTCGCGCAACTGCGCGGAGCGGGTGAAATCCAATTCCAACTGCAAAGGACGCAGACATTCAAGTTCACCAAGCGGGTAGAAGCACTCGGGAACCTCGTAGTTGCGAATCATGACGAAAGGATGCCCGAAACTGTAAGGAATCTGCTCAGGTTCCTTCAAGAAGCCCTTGCCGTGGTCGCCAAACAGGCACAGAACACCGTTTTCAAGGTCGTAGTGCTCGTAGTAGATGACATATCGGGTGTCCTTGTCCACCTGATCGTCGTAATACCCGTCACCTTCCTTCATTGCGGACGCGGCAGCGATCAATTCGTCGCGAACCTTCTGATTCCAGTCCTTCTTCTTCTTCGCTTCGCTGATCGGGATGGAAATTCGCTGCGCGATCCAGCGCGCGTCAATCAAACGGGTCGCGTCAGGGTCAACAATCATGTCGAACGGCGAAACGCGCTCCACGAGCGGACGATCTTCGGTCGTCCGCGTCTCGTAAGGGTCAACACCGTTGGCGATTTCCTCATCGGAACCGAACAGGGACTCGTCTTGCGGGCGATTTTGGATCGCCATGTACTTGCCTTGCAGCAATTGGGCGATTTCCTCCTTGATCGCCTCGCCGTCGCGCTCAACCTGCTCTTCGCGGTACAGGTAAGTGGTCTTCAACCACCCGTGACCAAGCACCAAATAGTCTTTCACGGCCTGTCTGAACTCGTCCTGAAGGTCATAGTGCCTCCACCAGTAGTTGACAACGGCCTCAACCGTCTCAGCGATGTCCACCATCTCTTCGCGAGTGGCGGTGACAGTGATCTTGGGGCGGGCGATCGACACAGAAGGGTAGATGATGTTGATTGTAGAGAACGAAATGGCAACCGAAATGCGGTTGTCCATCACGAAATCCTGGTAATCGCCTTCTTCAAGGTGTCGGTTGGCGTAAATCTGGATGAATTCACGCCATTCGTCGTCGTAATGGTCGGCGCGCCACTTCTGAGCGACCTTGATTTCGTCGCGATAACGCTTCAGACGTGACTTGTCATCAGTCTTGCCGTCCGAAGTGCCTTCGGCGTTGTCTCTACTTCTGTCAAACAATCCCATTTAGCACCTTCATTCGGCTGGGCTGATGGTCATACCCGCCTTGGCGGCATCTTCGTGGATCTTGGTCACCGATTCCTTCAACGTCAGACCTGGGTGAAGGCGATTCACAAGGTGTCCCTTGTTGAATCCGATGGTTCGAAGATAGTGCCGATAGCAAAGCCCTTCCTTCTCGACTTCGCGTACGCAGTCCATCACCAAGCAACTAGCCATTTATCCTGCATCTCCTATTAGGTAGCGACCAAACGTTCACCGACGCGGCGTCCGTTGCCGACTTTCTCCAACTTTCGCTCGATCCAACCGAACGTCCCATACCCCGCCGTCTTGCGGCGGGAACGATATTCGGGGTTGTGAGCGTGATTCAACATCTGCACCGCCAGCGCGTACGACATCACATGGTCGTCGTGGGGTGAACCGCTCATTCGGCCAATCTCATTGCGCTTGTACGTCTTGCATTCGGCAACCGTCACTTCGTCAGGCACGTTGCACTCGTGCATGTACTGGTCGAAATCGGAAATCAACAGACCCTTCGTCTGTGGCGTCGTCATCCAACCCAACATCTCAGTGGGCTGCTTCCTTCTAGCCTGAACACGATGCTGCTTGAAGATCGGGAAATAATCCAACTCAACCAAAGCGCGGATGAAAGCAAGCCCCTGGTGGTTCCTCTCAGGACCGATGAGAGCAGTGTTGTACATGTAGCCAATCTCGGCAACCATCGCCGCAAACTCCCACGGAGGCAGACGATTGGACGTGTAGATCGCACACAACTCGCGCGTGTCCACGCGGAGAACGGTTGCGACACTGCGGTCTCCGTGCTCCAACCCCTCGGCGATGTCCACGCCGATAACATACGCGACACGTTCTTGTGGCTCTTGAAAAATGCGGAACGGGCCTTCGACTGAAGATACAAAGGTAGCCGTCTGCGGATCGGTGAATGCAAGGTCTCCATACGTCGGCTCCTGGATGGTCATTTCCTTCAACATGTCAAGATCGAAGACGGCGTTGCCGCTTCGAACGAAAGCCTCTTCACTGGAAGAAGGGTGTTCCTGTGCCAACTGCCACGGTAGCAGGCTGCGCGCCTTCTCGGCGTAATAGTCCTCATCGAACGCTTCACGCCACGAGAAGAACAAAGGAGTGAAGTTCATGCTCTTCGTGATCGCCTTGTTCCACAGCGTTTCGAACAGATCGCCTGAACCCTTGGCGGTGGAAAGAACCACCGCTTGACCGCCGACGTCCGTCGTCGGCAACATAGCGGCCCAAGCCTCTTCCTGGTCTTGCAGGGAGGCGAACTCGTCAGCCACCAAAAGCGACACGGTGCGGCCTCTGGCCGCATCCTTGCGGGAAGGCAGCGAAGTGATCGAACTGTTGTTCGAAAACCTGATTTCCTGTTCGTTGTCCTTCGTCTGACGGGGCAGGCGTTCCCTCAGCCAAAAAGGCAGATTGTCATATGCGAACTTGGCGTGCGACAACAGGTACACCGCTTCGTCTTGGTTCTTGCTCAGGAAGATCACCCGATAACTCGGGTTCGTCAAACACTTCCACAAAGCCCAATTGGAGAACAGAGTCGAGAAGCCGATCTGGCGGGCCTTCAACACGATCACATGCTCACCACGCGCCAAAGCCGTAGCGGTACGGCGCTGCGCTGGACGCAACTCGAAAGACACCTTCTTGTCGGCCTGGGCGATCTTGGCGAACTTGCGCGTGTAGAACTCGAAAGCCTTGACCTGTGAAGCGGCGTCGGCCTTCGGTCTGAAAGCAAGGCGGTACTGCTTCTCGCGTAGCAGCACTTCACGTCTTGTAATCATCAGTCGCCAATATCGTTCTCATCAAAGATTTCGCGCGCCTCCGAATCCCATTCGTACTGAGCCTCCTGCCATTCGCGCTCAATCTCTTCATCCGTCAAACCGTCAGCCTCTTCGTAGGTGACAGTCTCCACATGCTTGCGGTCCACCAACAGGCCAGCGTACTTCAGGAACAACTCCTGCTGTCGGCTGCTGCCCTCCAAAGCCTGATCGTAGATTCGGTCCAACACCATGCGGACACGCTCAGGGCCACCCACGGCCTCGTCAACGATTTGCTGGGCACGGTCCTTCACCCGCGGGTTCTGACGCCAACGGTAAAGGGTCGTGTGAACCACACCCAACTCCTTCGCCATCAGATCGTATGTCGCTGGACGACGCTCGCTTTGCGGCGTCGCCAGCCAGGCGGCGAACTTCTCCTGCTTCGGGGTCAACTCTTCAGCCATCGGCCATTCTCCCTGTCATTGCACAACATTGCATCTCTACTAGTTAGTGCAGGAACGTTCAAACCACCCACTTTGCAGGGATCTAAACCCGACCTGTTTGGTCATATTATTCCCGATATACGATAACGATATACGTGTAGCAGGGGTTACACGATTGAACGCTTTTCGTTCTACCTTGCAGATTGATGTCTGCAAGGCGGGCGAAGCCCTCGCGTAGCCCGCCAAATGCGTGCAAGGCAAGTCGGTAGAAGAAAGCGACCCGTGTTGTCCCACGCTCCCGCTGGGACAAACACGTGCGTCGCGTCTGCGGCCAACAATACGGCAATGACAGCCCGAGAGAGGGTAGGGGTCTGAAACCCCGAACCGAACGAAGGGCAATGACAGACCACGATAGAGAACGCGGCGGCGCACATTACAAATGTGTGACGCACGGTTGTGCAAACGACGTCAGTAGGGGAGGCGCGCCAAAGCGTGCCGACCCGTGCAACAGAACTGAAGATCAGAACGCGTCAAGTACATGATTCTTATTCGGCCTTATCACGCCATAAGTACCGAACATGTACAGGATTCTTTCATAGCCCCCTCCCGCCGCCCCCCCCGTATACCCCCCTGCTCATTTGTGCCACGAATTTGGTAAGCCTGCCCTTGCGTATTTGGTGCGCCTACGTTGGCATGGACAGCGCGCCTAACACATGGTTTCGACGTAGTGGCGGAGACGTAGTGGCGGACGGACGGACCACCTACCGCGGGGCCGAATGCGAGCGACATGGACAGGGGCCGAATGTCAATCAGGGCGCCAAGGGTGGAGACATGACCCGCGCTGCACGGCGGACAGGCACACTGTTACAAGATTGCAACATTCCGAATGCTGCTGCGCGGGCTTATTGACGTCACGTCATTATCACATCATGCCTGCGTATGGCGACGAACGAACGTACGTCGAACACGCGTACAACGCGAAACCCCTGCGTAACCGCCATGCTTGACAACTCTGTACAATCTCACTGGTTCGCGAACCACGCGAGCCACTGAGATTGGAGCGAGGGAATGGGAGCAAAGAAGGCACGACGGATTGAGCGAGACCAGGGCGGTAATTGGTTCGCGGATGGTGCGAACGTCCGTTTGTCCTCGTTGTCGCGGGTGGAAATCATCCGCGCCGCCAAGATTGCGTTTCCTGGCACGGCAGGAAACTTGTGGATCAATCAGACCAAGGACGCGACCATCGTCGCGATTGAGTCTGGGATCCTGCCTGACGACATTGGCGGCTCGCCGCAGCGAGCGACAGCGAGCAGCCGCGAGCCTGTCGACGCGGTGCCTGACGAAACGCTGGAGCGTTTCGTCATCGATGACAGCGAGCCTGCGGGCATCGATGACGTGCCCGCTGATGACGATGACAGCGATGACAGCGATGACAGGCATCCTGCGTACGCAACGGTCGCGATGCTGCTGGCACTGAATAAGAATGTCTACCTTGTCGGTCCCGCGGGTACTGGCAAGACAACGCTTGCGCGGCAAGTCTGCGAGGATATGGGCCGAACGTTCTACACGATGTCCTGTCATGACGATATGACAGGAATGGCGATTGAGGGATACAAGGACGCGACAGGCAACTATCACGCGCCTGATTTCCGTCATGCCTATGTGGGCGATTGTGGACGTCCCGCGGGTGCGTTCCTGATGGATGAAATCGACAACGGGAACGCGAACATCACTGCGAGCATGAATGCGGCGATTGCGAATGGTCACGCCGCGTTTCCTGATGGACAGCGGGAACGTCATCCTGACTTTCTCTTCCTGGCATCCGCGAACACTTACGGTACGGGCGCGAACGCTCAGTACGTCGGCCGTAACGCACTGGACGCCGCTACGCTTGATCGCTTCGTGATGGTGGAAATCGGATACAACGAGAATTTCGAACGTCGCTACGCACGTAGCAAGGGTGTCGGATGGTGGGCCGAATTGATCCATCACTATCGCAGGAACGCTGATGCGTACGGTATCCGCGTGATCCTTTCTACCCGCGCTGTCATCGATGGTGCGGATATGCTCGCGGCAGGTTTCTCGTTTGATGCTGTCCTGAGTATGCGCGTCTTCCGCGACCTTCCCGCCGATCAGGTGCGTAAGGTTCGCGAGAACGAGCCGCGACGCGGTACCGTCAAGCGAGCGAGCAGCGAGCAGACAGCGAGCAGCGAGCAGACAGCGAGCAGCGAGCCGTCACCTAACGTCCCTGTCGCCGCAGAAGCGGCGAGCGGCGCGGTGGAATGGCGGTTCCTGCCATCGTCCGTCTATGACGGACGTTGCGCGACGTGCGGCGCGAAGATCGCGAAGGGTGACGCGGTGTACTGGTCGCGGCAGGCACCACGCGGACAGCGCACGCGGTGCGGTACGTGCGGCGAGGGTAGGTGACGACGATGACCAGGAACACTCGCATCACTGACCAGTACAACGCGGCCAATATGACAGTGCGCGACTACGAAACCGTGTCAGACTTCCTGTCTGACATCGCGCTGCGCAATCTTCAGTCTGACAACCCTACGGACGCGGGAGGATGGCGCGGGAACGCTACTCAGGACGAAATGATGAGTCTCGCACGTTCTGGATGGTCTCTCCCGCGCCGTAGCGTCTCGGTCCTGACAGGCTCGATCATGAGTGATCTACGCGGCGGATTGAATGGCAAGCGCAGCATTCATGACGTGACAGGCTCGTTCGTGGACGTCCCTGCGTTTCTCGCGGGACGTCCTGACTGTATGGTGTCGCGGCGACGTAGGCGGACCGCACCTAACGGTCGCGTGGTCACCATCCTGGTCAACATCACTGTCGACGCGGTTGCCAGCGCTGATGAAATTGTCAAGCGTGCCGCTGTCGCGGCGAGCCTGATTGAGTCACTGGCACTGCTCGGTCAGTCGGTCCGTTTGTTTGTCGAATTGGCCGCGGCCAACAACAACAAGTCAGTGTCTTACACTGTCCGCATCAAGGATACGAACGATCCATTGGATATGGATGCACTGCTCGCGGCTTTCCATCCCGCGTTTCTTCGTCACCTGATGTTCGCAGTGATGCGCGGCGACAAGCACAATCCTGAGTCATTCTCAGCAAACTACACACTGGCCGCGGAAAGGTTGCGCGCCGATTTCGTCATCGATCCTATGACGCGAAACGATAGAGCGCGGCTGATGGCGAACCCTGAGCAGTACGTCAAGGATGCTATTGCGAGCCTTGGTCTCGCAGAAAGGGACTGAACAATGACCACGTATGATTTCTCCAACAAGGACGTTCGCACCGCGCCGTGCGCGTGCTCACTCTGCAACGTCACAATTGTCACGGGTCCAGGGTTGTCGCCTTACTGTGATGGGTGTTTGGGTGCCTGCAATCACCTTATTTCCGCAGTGAATGCGGACAATTCGCCGATGGAATTCGACCAGTGGGCTGACGTTTGGAACGATGCTCAGTCGGAAATGGGCGCACAATTCACTGAGTCGGTCGGTTTCAATGCTCAGGTTAGCGGCGACACCGCGGACGTCGAACCTGACGACGATGGCGATGTGACCGAGACCGACACGGGCGCGGCACCTACCGCTGATGATGGTGAAACCGACCAGGACGGTACGCCTATTGACGCCGCGGGTAGCGGCGACGATGACAGTGGCGAGCAGAGCGACAGCGAGCAGAGCGAGCAGAGCGACAGCGAGCAGACCGACCAGGGAGACAGCGAGCAGGACGCGGAAGCGGACAGCGAGCAGGGCGAGACCGACCAGGGCGAGCCTGATGACAGCGGCGACGAGACCGAGACCGAGACCGAGACCGAGACCGAGGGCGAGGGCGAGGGCGAGGGCGAGCCTGAGAACGAGCCTGAGACCGATGACAGCGAGTCTGAGGGCGACGACGAGACCGACGAGACCGACGACGAAACCGAGACCGAGAGCGAGAGCGACGACGAGAGCGAGAGCGAGCCTGACGCGCCCGTCGTCTATGTGGTCGCTCTCATCGATCCTGGGTTCGCCATCCTGCCACGGGTGTTCGCCACCCGCGACCGCGCCAGCGCATACGCTGCGGAATTCGTCGGCGCTCCTGTCAGGGCCGAAGTGTTCGAATTGCCTGTCGAGATCGACGGCGAGCAGTAAATCAATCTCATTCCGCTAGACGCGGGGTACTGGGCATCGCTCCCCCAGTGCCCCGCGTCGGCGCGCGTCCCCACCTACACCCACGAACAGACGTTCGTGATGCACGTCACATCAGAAACTTCTTGACATTCAGGTTTACGGGTGTAAGGTGACGGTATCAGAAGCGCCACGGGCGCCTTTCTAAGGAGACACCAATGAATTTCGAAGAGTGGGCAGAGAAGAATCTTCGCCCGCATGAGGGCTACACCGCGGAGGAAAAGGAACTCGGCAATCTGTTGCAGACCAAGATGTTGGGCGCATTCAACGACGGCATCGAAATCTACGAGAAGCAACTCGCTGACGCGTACGCGGAAGACCCGAACCTTCCCGCGCTGCCGATCACGGCGTCAATCAGCGCATTCATGACGGCGCTGGGCGTCGCCCATTCCGCTGGTCTCATCAGCGAGGACGCGTACATGTGGATTCAGGGTTCGTCGGCCCTTCTGGCCCGCGGCTATTTGGAGCGGGTCCAGATGGAGCAGGCGTTCTTCGGAGGCGAGCAGTCCGACAGCGAGTCCGATTGATCCTGAGAGCGCATCGGTCCACGGTGCGCTCGATTGGACCCATCAGACGAGAAAGGCAATCACAATGGCGCAGGGCAAGGGAACCCGCGTGCGGTCTGCCAGCAAGCGGACCGAGCATCGCACCAATCGACACGACGCGTCTCTGTTGGATCGCGTCAAGAACGCGTCAACGGAAGGGAAGCGCGAGAAGGCTTCCCGCGAATTGACGGCAACGTCCGCCAAGGCTGGCAAGCGCCATCGCCGCGGTGGAAGGCACAAGTAAAGGAAATGAGAATGAAGCAGAGAACAATCGCAATCATCATCGCCGCCGTACTGGCCGCGTTGGTGTTCTGCGGGGCGTGTGTTCCTTCGAACGCTCCGCGTGTGTGTCCTGTCGGGCACGTGTGTGAATTGATCCCACCTATCAGTCAGGAGCCGTGAGCATGTTGTGTGCATTGATCGCATTCGCCTTGAACGAGTGGCAGGCAATCGTCACTCTTCTACAGGCCCGAGCCTACAAGGAGCAACGGTGACCACCAGCAAGAAGGACCATGAGGCGGTCGCTGCCGCGTTGACTGACATTCAGTGCGTCACATCGACCCGCGTGACCGCGCTCGATCACGCCAAGTACGTCGCGGCTGTTGCTCTTGTCTTCAAGGAAGACAACCCGCGGTTCGATTCCGAACGTTTCGCACGCGCTGCGGGCGTCACGTCACCCGAGAATGTCAGATACGTTCTCGGTTTCGTGGGGGAGACTCTCGATGGCTGAATCATTCGCAGAGGCCGCGCGCCGTTGGGCGCGCGATGGAATTGTCGCCACAGCGCATCAGCACCACAGATTGCCTGAGCATCTGCGGCGAGCACCACGTTTGAAGGTGCGTAGCGTTCTCAACGCGACCGAGCAGGCGGCATCTGCTTATTCGGGCACACGCACGCCATATGAGCGTGCGGGCAACAAGGAGGCATCGGTGTGATGGACACAAACGCATATGTCATGGCGATCGACGAGGCGCTGTCTTCGTCCTTGAAGGACGGACAGCCGTACGCTGTCGTTTCATTCGATGGCGCGTTCTGGATTCTTCCCAGGGCGGAAGCCCTTGACATCTTTCCAGAGGAAATCATCTACTCCACAGACGAGGCATTATAACCAATGACTTGCGGACACGTCGAACACAATCAATGGTCAACGCTGTCGAGCAGTGCGAAGATCAACCTTCGCAACCTGTCCGAGAAGCACTGCCCGCATATGGTGATCGTTGCTCGCGGGGCAATGGGTGCATCGGACAATCAGCGTTCACACAAGAAGCACCGTCCGTTTGAGGACCGTCATCAGATCGATGCACGCGTCGCGGCCAACGCGCGTTCGCAGAGGATCGCTGCTCGCACAATTCTTGTCATGGATGGCTTGACGGGCAAGCGCCGCAAGGTTAGACTTGCATCATGAGAATTCTGTTTGCAGGCGACTGGCACGGCAACATGCAGCACGCGGCCCTTTCCTATGAGGCCGCGTCTGCGTCTGGGTGTGACGTCCTGTTCCAATTGGGCGACTTCGGTTACTGGCCCCACGTCGAGTGGGGAGCCGATTTCATCACAATGGTGGGCGACTTCGCTTTCGATACAGGCATCCGTACATTCTTCATCGACGGCAACCATGACAACCACGACGCGCTGCGGACTCTGAGAGAAGGTTATCCTGCTGGCGGCGTTGTGCCAGTAATGGATGATTCGCCTTTCTTCTACGTGCCACGCGGTACGGTACTCACTTTCGATGGCTGCACCGTGATGGGATACGGTGGAGCGTTCAGTATCGATCGCAAGATGCGCGTGCTTGGTGAGTCGTGGTGGGTTGACGAGATGATCGACCCCGAGCACGTCGCCACCATTCCTCGTTGCGAGATTGACATTCTCGCAACGCACGACGCGCCGTCGTGGACCCGTACTTCATGGTACGGCAAGAGCACGTTCTATGAGACGCAATTCAACCAGGGCCAGATTGATACCCTGGTCGAGAAGACGAATCCGCGTTTGGTGGTGACAGGTCACTGGCATGAGCGCATTTCGCAATTGCCAGAGAACCCGAGCGAGCCGAGAATCGAAGTCCTCGACTGCGACGGAACCTTGAATGATAGTTGGCTCGTGCTTGACACGAACGATTGGACAGGAGACAGGCAATGACAGGTGCAAGAGTGAATTGCGACGATG